GCTACCAGCAGCAGCGCTGTTTCCTCCAATGGTAGCCCCATCAATAGCCCCTGCGTTTATGTCCACAGTAGCAAGGGTAGCTGTGCCAGAGGCATTTAAACTTGTAAAGCTTCCTGCAGCAGCCGACGAGTTACCAATAGTTGTGTTATCTATAGCTCCTGAATTAATATCAACAGTTGTAATTGTTGTTGTTCCTGACAAACCTGAAGTACCAGAAACTGTTAGATTTCCTGACAAGCCTACATTTGTGAAGTTACCTGCAGCAGCAGTACTACCTCCTATAACTGCGTTATCAATAGTTCCTCCTGTAATAACTACTGAGTCAATGTAGCCTATTCCATCAATGTATAGGTCTTTAAATTCTTGCCCAGAGGCTCCTAAGTCAACATCATTGTCTGTTACAGGAACTATTGCTCCATCTTGTATTCTTAGTTGCTCAACAGCAGAGCTAGATACTTCAACAAAAAATCCAATTCTATTATTAGAAGTATTTATAACAACTTTATTTAAAGCGTCTGTATCAGCAATTAAAGGTACGTAAGCGCCCTCTGTAGAGCTTCCATCGTGTTTGTGACCTGTAGCAAAAGCAAAAGCGTCACGTAAAGAATTATACTCTGCATTTACTGGTGCAGCTTTAATAACAGCGTTAGAAACAATGTCTGCAACTGATTGTCTAGAATATCCAGCCATTTATCTTCTATCTCCTACACCAAATGTAATGACTAATCCTTGAATACTGTGAGAGGAAGTTTGACCATTTGTTACATACTTAAATGAAATTGATTTACCTGAACCACTAATACTGGTTTTTCTCACAGGAGAGGGATTTCCATCATAAACAGCAGTGCTATTATAGGTTGCCTCATTATAAAATGCAGCAGCTTTTTCTATTGTAAGATTATAGTTAGTGCTTGATAAAACCTCAGAGTCACCATAATCAAATTCTGTAGCCATTATAAGTTCTGTGTCACCTTCTGAGCGTAAGTATGTTGACACATCATAGAATATTTTTCTTTTCTCTGGGTCGCCCATGTAGAAAAAAGGTGTTTGGAAAGCGCTAAATATATCGTTACCACCAAAACTATTACCTTGTTCTTGACGAAAGACCTTGCCATTGCTCTCCCCATGCAAAACAAATTCGTTTTGGCCTATATAGCCACTGTCTGCACAAGTAGGTTCAATTCCTAATAATTGACCAAATTCAAAATTAAGACCTCCTTGTTGATTTTCTCTAAATCCTCCAATAATCCCTTGAGAATCTGCAGATGCAAAAAAGAATCTTACTTGTGATTTTTGCCTTATAAGAACAGAAGACAATCCACCTAAATCAATATCAAAAACAATATTAGTAAAAATAGACTGAATGTTTTTAGTCATTGACTCAAGGTTTACATCACCAATTTTATTAGTGCCTGAAATAGGACGCAAACCATCTTGAGATAAAAATAAAAGATCACCTGCTATTTCAACTACACTATCAGTAGCTAAACATCCTAAGTCATCTGTAACGTGCTCTAGAATAAAATTAGTAGAGTCAGTCCCTGAAAGTCTTTTTATATTTGTCGTACCAAAAATATAAAGCTGATTTCTAAAAGCTTTAATTGCTACGATAGGAAAACCTACATTTATTACCCCTGCGCCTGGAGTAGTAGCTGATCCTGAAGGTGCAAAATTAGTTTCGTTATTTGTGACGCTGTGGTGTAAATTGTAATTGTCAGTAGGATCACCAGCAAGAAATAAATGATTTGCAAAAATAGTAGAAAATTTAGGACTATCAGGGGCTTGAGCGTGAGTAATTTGAGTGTAAGTAGTCCCATCGTAAGTTGCTGCGGGATTTATACCATCTGTTAAAACAACCTTTGGTCCAGCAAAATTAAATTTTGTAAATCTTACTTTTGTTACGCCTACCATTGTAGGATTACCAGAAGTTGTTACTGCAGAGTAACCACTTCCATTCCAAAAGTGTAAATAGTTATGGCCTGAAGATGGTTTACGAGCAGCTAAGATACCATTGTTTATTCCATCTGCTACTGCTAACCCAAGGACTGATCCTGTGCCAGGAACAGTGCCATAATCATTGCTAAATCCACTTATACGTCTGTACCCACCAGTTATAGCAGGTTCATAATTTATTAAAGTAATTGCAGAGCCAGGTTGTCTTTCACCTTGAGATAAAACATCTCTGTTTGTGTTTAGACCTCCTTCTGCATATGATATAAAAGAAGTAACATTATCTGCCATTACATAATTCTACCTAATACTTGATTAGAAGAGTTAAGTCTTTGCAAAACAGTTGACCTTACTCGTAAAGGTTCGTCTATAACGACCCTTCTCATCATTTTTATACCATCTTCAAAATTTTTTTCGTGTATAGCTGCGCTCTGATCATTTGACCTAAAACGCATCATGTACATCATAGCACCATCAATAAGAACATGTTTGAACCTATTAGGTATAATTGCTACGTCATTAAAATTTGTTAAATCACTTGGAAATTTATAGTAAACATATTCTATTTCGTAACTATTGTCTGGTATAGGAGTTACGCCAAATTTACTTTCTAATGTTTGGTACACTAGGGTAGGTGAAGCAATTCCTGTCTGAGAGCCTGTATCATCAAAATGTCTGTATCGTTGAATATACTCGTCATACGAAATAGTAGGTAAATGCATTGGTGTATTATCAACGCTGGTAAGCTTTTTAATGTAAAAAGTTTCCCAATCTGTAGAAGAATAATCAGCAGGAAAGCTATACTGTCTTGTACCTGCAGTTAAAACTTGGGTTTGAGTAGTTTTTAAAAAAGGCCACTCTTGTCCTGTTTGAATAATATTTCTTATAGAATTGTTTATTGAATCTTTTGCTAAAGCTTGCACGTTACGTACTGTATCAAAGCCATCCCCAGACGTATCTAGAACAACTTCATTGAGCCTACGTAGTAGCTCATTCACTAACGTAACATATGTAGTCATTGTCCAACCTCATGTAGGTAAAGGGGCCAGTTTCCCAGCCCCTCTAAGATCTTAATTATGCAAGATAATCCCGATCAACTTCATCAGGTGCAACCCTGCCTCGCTTACCTGTGTCAACACAACAAGCAATAAGACGAATAACTCCTGCAGTTACATCATTAGCACCTGCTTCTAGCTTTACGTCAATCGTATCTGTAGCAGTTACGTGTTGAGTAAATGTAATGGTTCCTGATGTTGACATTGCAGTTCCATTAGAGCCACTAGCTAAAAAGCCAGTAGACGCTACAGAAGCACCATCAACAACATCGTCACCTGCAGCAAAATCAATATCTACTGTTGGTGAAGTACCATTAAAAGCAGTTGTGACTTCTGCACCTGCAAACAACACCATTGTGTTAGCAGGTATTTCTAGGAGTTGAAAAACATCTCCTGAAGTCATTGAGTAACCAGCAGCAACCATTTTACTTATATCAAGGGTTGCTTCTCGCATGTACATTCCCATGGACTGATAACGCGAGTACGCAGCAGCAATGCTATCAGAATTTACTCCAATAGTTGCTTTGGAAGTCATATCATAAGTAGCCATAATCTATTACCTCCTTACGCTACGTTATACTTGGCAGTTACAATAGCTTCTGGACGAAGTATTTTTCTGCCATATAAATGCATACCGCGCACTATATCCGCAAAGGAATCAGGGTCACGATACGTTTCAGTCTTACTAATCTGCTCTGCAGTAGCAACAGCAGAGTCATGACCAGCTAACAGAACGCCAAAGTTAGTGTTCTGGTTCGCAGATCCTGCAGTTCCAGGTCCAGTGCCTACCTTGGGAAGGTTTGAAGATGAGTACAAACGAAACCCATGGAAGTTGTTAATAGTAAGGCCATTACGAATACCACCAGACTCACCATAGTCTGCATTCATGAAGCGGCTGTCTTCATCGCGAAGTAGCTCCATGAAAACTGGGTCCACGATCAAATATCTACCTTGTGTATCAACTTGCTGCTGATCTAGCAAACGAGCCATACGTGCAACAACCTGCAATGGTGAAGCTGTAGCTGTCGGTAGAGATGTAGCCCCTGGTAGACGAATTGCGAGAGGAATTGAGTGATCCCCTGCAGATCCTGTGGTAATATTGCTAAAGTCACCCTTTTTCAATTTCATGCTTGAAAGCAATTCGTCTGAACCTGCAGTCGCTACTGCTTTAGTACCATTAACAACATCGTTGACAGTACCTGCAGCCGAATGCAAAGCTGTTTGCTTATATCCTGCCATATAACCTAGAACTTCTTGGTCATGATTATCCGCAAGACGATAAGCTGCACGATCTGTTGCAAGCTGAAGAAAATTGACGTGACTATGCGCCTCTTCGATATCATCGATCTTAAAAGCGTAGTAGTTACTCTTGTCTATTACCAGAGAAAAGTCTTCATCGTCAAGATCTTGTGCCTGTACTGTCGTGCCTCTTGCATACTGCGACACTGAAATTTCAGGTTCCTTGACAATGCGAACAGTATCACCTTGGGCGCTAATCTCCCCAAAATAATCACTGTTAGTTATATCACCTACAACTGTAGTTTTACGAAAGGCGAGCTGAACCTTTCGACTGTAGATGACGCTGGAAAAATTCCCATTGGGGAGATTACCATAGCCCGATGCGGTTTGAAAAGCCATTTTGAAATCCTCCATGATATTTGGCTTAAATGAAGCTAAATT